CAGTGTGGTCGTCCACTCGATGTCCTTGTGGGTGTTCGACGTGGTGTAGCTGACCGTCCTGTCGAGGTCATTCGACTTGAGGGATGCCCTGATACGGCTCTCAGCTGTCGCGTTCTTGGTGGTCAGCCCACCCATCTCGAGGAACGCCAGCCGCTTGTGGGTCAGCACCTCACCGAAGTCCACGAGGAAGTCAGCGAAGAACTGCATCCCGCCGATCCAGTAGGTGTCAGCCGTGGCCTCAATGCTGGTGACCGCAGCGTAGAAGGTGACCACCGAGCCGTTCCCTGCGGTGTTCTTCTTGATCCGCGCAGAGCGCACCACGTTGGCCGAGTTGTCGTACCAGTGGAGGTACAGCCCCTTGTACTTGTTCGCAGCCAGCGAGTCGCCCGAGTTCGCCAGCGTCACCTGCGTGGTGTTGGAGGTCGCAGCCGCAGTCCCTGTCAGATCGCTGGAGGTGAGGTCGTCTCCGTATCCATCCATGTAGCCCTTGTCAAGCTCGACCACGTAGCCACGAGACGCGCCGTACAGCTTGGGGTCGTCATTGGTGTCGTCAACCGAGGCAAGACGCTCCATGTCCATCCTGTACTTGGACCACACGCCCTGGTCAAAATTGTATACAAGCACGTAGTCGTTGAAGGTGCCGGAGAGAGACGTGTATGTAACCCATAGCTGCCGCCGAGCGTAATTGATTGCAGCACTGATCTTGTCCCTTCGGGTGGGCTCCACGGTGTCCACAATGGTGGTCTGCACACTCGGGAAGGTGAACGACGCAGGGCTGGAGAGGCTTTGGTCGGCTTGGCCGGTGGAGACCACGATGTCGCGTTCAGCTACGAACACATGACGACCGTCCCACTTTGCAACTGCGTTTGGCCCAACTGCGGATTGGTAGTCGTCCACGTCGAACATGATGAAGGGGTCGGTGGTGTCGCCCGTCGCCCTCACCAGCTTGCGGTTGTCCTGCAAGTAGACCATCAATGAGTCGCTCAATGGCTCGATGGCGAGGATCGGATCCCCCGAGTCCTTGGTGGTCTGCAAGAAGTTCGTGGTTCCAAACCGCGTGGGCGTGCCAGCCCCTGAGTACCATGCGTAGGTCGGGTTTTCGGGATCGCCTCCAACCCATAGCCGGTCCTTCCATACCTTGACCACCGAGCCCACGGGGGCTTCCTTGTTGTCGGTGTACTCCATCGTGGCTGCGGTGATATCCACCGTCTTGTAGGTGGTCGCCAGTGTGACCGAAACCGCGGAGTTGTTGTTCTCGGTATGCACGAGGTACGCGGTTGTCCCAGCCGCCAGCCCGCTGGTGGCCTGCACTGGGGTTGTCCACACCCGTCTGCGCTGGACTTGCGGGTCAGGCGACACCGGCAAGACGAACGCCGTGAACGCCCCATCTGCCGACCCACCAGACAGATCAACCTCCACCACCGGGCTGGGGTTGCTCTCGTCGCCCGTAAGAGGGTCAACGAAGGTCACGTAGACCGCGTAGTAGCCGTTGGCGAGGGTGCCGCTGGTATCAGTTGTGACCACTGTGGCGCTCGCTGGTGGCTCCAGACCCACCCAGTCAAGGGTGCTGCCGTCGTATCTACGAGGCCGTCTGCCGTTCTTACAAGCCAGATACAGGAACTTGTCGTACTGCGTCGAGGTCCACTGACCGCCCTTGTGGAGATCCCCGACCTTGGCGGTCGCCACCCCAGTGGATGGGTTGATCTCATAGAGCGTGGTGCCGCTGATGGCAACGATGGATCTGATGGTGTCACCCTTGGGGCCGATCCGAGAGTAGTCCCCGAGATAGGTGATCTCAGGCGGGTCATAGGGCTCCACGAGTCCGATGCCCCATCTTGCACCGTCGTCGGCCATAGGATGCAACGACCCGACAGCCGCCCGTACACCGCTGTTCGCCAGCACGTTTCCGCTGCCTTCGTCGCATTTGAAGTGGACGGAGATCTCGGTATTCGGGTCTAACCAAGATTGCGACAGTTCGCCGAACCAATGCTCCGGAGTGAACCCGTATGGGCCGTAGAGTGGATGAGTCCCAAAGGCATCTCGTGTGTCGCGCAAAATGTAGAAATCGTCGACGATCCCATAGGCTTGGTCATCCATCGGAGTGAACGGATCTGTAGCCGACGTAGGGTGAGCCCCGAGGAACCACTGTGAGGCCGAAACGCTAGATGGGTCGCCTACGTTCACAACAGACGTTGTACCTGTCAGGACAGTCCCGCCCTCTGGTATGACGAATGCCCTTAGTGTTTCCGCCACTCCGCTTACATGCGTAAGGCCAACGAGTAACCTTACGCGGGTGTCCGCATAATCAGACACTGTGCCGAGGGTGATGTTGGTCTCAGCCGCAGAGTTATCCGAATAGACGAACTTGAACGCATTTGAAGACACAGATATCCCAACCGGGCTCGGCGTAGTTGCGTGAGTGCTTCCGATCCAGACTATCCGTTGATCCCGAACGGTGCTTTCAGTGGCGTCCATTTTCGGCGTGTATAAGACGCCAACGGTCCATCGTCGTTTTCCGAAAGTATCATCGGTGAAGATGAGATTTGCGTTTGTTCCATCGGGGTTGATATGGGCGTGGCCCGTTGACCCGTAGAATTGGAGTCCTGAGCTTCCAATGACTCCTGTCCCATCTGTGACCCAGGTTGGTCCTTGGTTGACGATGACTCCGTTGTTGGCGGTTGTGCTGCTGTCGGCAATCGTTGATCCATTGCCGTCGTTGAACTTCCAGTATCCGATGAGATTCGTGTACTCGGTTGCTTCTGGGCCATTGTCCAGCTCCCGTAAGACCACGTCAGCCGCAGCAGGATCAGTGGCGGTATCCCACATGCGGAGTTCCGCAATGTTGCCATCGAAGTACGCGCCCGTAGGGGCAGCTGCCGAATCCAGCATCACCCCAACGCTGATCGGGTTGGTGCTTGTCCCCGGCGTGGTCAACACCAGTTCCCCAGTCGCTCCGACTGTTGCACCAGCCGCGTCGGTGACCTTCACATCGTAGGTACTACCTGTCTGGAATGAGATCTGGAGATGCCTGTAGGCGTCGATTGGATCCTTGCCATCTGAACCTGAGCCGTCGCTGACTTCGACCTTGGCGGTGGATACCCCGTCGAATGCACGGAAGCGCCAGCCGCCGTTGTTGGTATTGATCGACGGGTCGTATGAGATGCGGAACACGAGGTTGGCATCGGTCCCGTAGCCCTTGGCGACAACCGTCACCTCGGCAGATGGGAACTTCCGTAGCACGCAGTCCACCGACACACTGAGCTTGTTGGAGAGGGCGTACACGTCAGCCGTGCCATCAGGGATGCGCACCCAGTCGTTCACCCCGTCCAGCCTGATCGAGCAGTCACGCAGCTGCACCGTGTTCAGCCGCTTGAAGCCGTTCCGCTTCTCAAGGGCTTGCTTCGAGAACTCCACGTTCAACAGGTCAGGGCATTCGATGCGCGTACCTTGAGCCGACACGTAGCGGTCAGACAGCCCCGCATACCTGTCCACCAGAGATTGAACGTCGGATGAACTCACAGAGGCGTCCCCGTCCCATCGAGATAGTCACTGTTCCCGGACAAGCTGTACGTGTACGAGGCAGGCCCACCAGGAGTATTCCTGTACGACTTCAAGCGGTGCTGCCTGCCAACGACCGGTGACGACTTCTGGCGCATCGCCCGCTTGGCGTTCTCGAAGTCCTTGGTGTAGACCAGTAGCTGATCGGGCTTCAGGTACTGCGGGAACTGGGCTGCCGCACCCATGAACAACGCCCTGTGGAACTCAGCCGGGAACCTCGGGTCAACCGTTGTCCCGTCAGCCGCCGCGCTCTGATCCACCGGCTGCTCAAAGTAGCCATAAGACATCGCGTAGGTAGCATCAGGCGTCGGGAAGAACCGGATCTGAAACAACCCAGTGGTCGCATCCCGGTGCCTGATGGTGTAGTAGTACGGCCTCTGGTTCGAGGCGTTGATCTGGTCGCCTTCGATGCGATCCCACTCCTGCTGGTCCAGCCACTTGATCGTCCACTTGGGAGCCGCCGTGAACTTCATGGACGGCTCGATGATCCGGTAGAAGGCCGCAGCGGCGTCGTAGTCCTGCGTGCCGGAGGCGGTGTTGAAGGTCGCCGTGGCACGGAACGCCGGGTGGTCGCTCGTCGAGACCATATCCCGTAGGGCAGAGTTGAGCGCCCACTTGATCTCTGTATCGAGAGCAGAGTCGGGTGTCGCGTTGCCCGTCAGCATAAAGCTCACTCTGGCAACACACGTCCCTACGGTAATGGTCTCTTGAGCCATCGTCAGTCCTCGGGTTCAAAGAGTGGTGACGCCTCGGCCTTCTCGCCGGGCACGTCGAACACAGGAGGGCTAAAGTCAGTCTTGGGCGGTGGATTCCGCTTGGCCTGTTCCTTCAGCCACGGGTCGGAGTACGTGTACTTCCTCTGGGGGGCCGCTACGGCCTTCTTGAGCCATGAGCCCATGAGGTTGTCCTTGCCGACGACAGCCACGACAGCCTCCATGAAGGTGCAGTCGTGCTTCTTCTGGACGTTCAGGCAGTTCTGCATCGCTTGGTAGTCCAGGATCGGTGCGCCGTCAGGGACGTTGCCCCAGTCCGTAGCGACCCGCTCTGATGGGTCCTTCGAGTTCTGCCACTTGGCTTCCCTCGACCGGTATATCCCGGATGTCAGCTCTGGGAACCACTGCTGGTGCTCCCACGGGATGTAGTCTTCGTGGTCGGACCCCAAGTCTTCCCACGGGTAGGTATTCCTGCGGGCTTCCTTCTTCGTCTTCTTTGCTGCTGCTGCGCGTGTCGCGGTCCTCGTAGCCATCAGATCACTCCAAGTAGTAGTTGGATTCTTTCAAACCAGCGCAGCGTGGTTGGATCTGTAGCCTTGAAGCTACCGCAGACTTTGCAGCCAATACGCCCGTGCTTGCGCTTGGTAAACCATGAAGATCTACGCAAGCGCAAGCACCCAAGACACCGTTTATAGGTGCGAGCGTCATCCATCACATGCAGCGCACAAACATCCAGTAGAGAGCGTCGTCGGCAAGAGTAGCCTCCAGAAGAACAACGCTTGGGATAAGCCCAACGGTGCTTTCTGTCGGGTTCATGTCAGCGAACTCTCCAGCGTCAGTGTGGATCGTCATGGTCTCCCCGGCGTCGCTGAGAGTGTCAGTCCCGCCAGTGTCATAACGGCCAAGCGCAGGCCCGTAGGTCCGCACCCACACAGGGTCACCGTCAACCGCGTCGTTTCCGCCTTGGTTGTTGGTAGACGTGGTTTCCGAACCAGTGCCGCCTTCGCCCGTGTAGATGCCCACAAGCAGGTGCTCGAGAGCAGCCGTAGCACTGATAACCAAACGCCCGCTGGTATTCCCAGCAGTGTCCAGCATCACGCCATGGCCCACCGAAATCGCAGCGTCTGCCTCAAAGAGACAATCGACGCTAGGAGTGGAATTCACGGTGTCGTCATTGATGAACCCGCCGAGGCGAGAGATTCTTACGGCCATCTTGTCACCTCCTTTCTAGGTTCCGTAGTCGAAGATCCGAGCCTGATAGCGCGGGTTGGTGCAGATCACTTGCCCTGCGAACGACAGGTGTCGCGTCATGGCGTGTGAATCAACGGGGACTCTCGGAGAGCCGAGAGAGAAGTCCATGCCCTCGTCAACGAGGAAGCGCAGGAACTTGGTGGTCAGCAGATACACGTTGCTGGACCCGTTGGTCTCAGCGCCGAGTGCCGCCGATGCGTTCTGGGTCTTGGCGTTTTCATCCATGATCCAGGTGGCGTTCTTGTACTTGAGGTTGCGGAACCCCAGGTTCAAATCGCCAAACGCATTCGAGCCTTGCTGGATCTGCATCTTCTCCTGCCCGGCCAGTTCGTAGTCCTGGAATGGCAGGAAGTCGGAGAGCATCAGGTCGGGGTGAACCGCCCCCTGTGACGCGAAGGCGTACAGAGAGTTCAGCTCGATCAGCCCGATATCCGGCGGGTACGGCGCAGTACTGCTGTGCTGGAACTCATTCAATGCGGTGTCGTTGAACTCGACCGCAAGACCTTCCCAGCCAGTGCCACCAGCGGTGTCCGAAGTCCATGCGGCGCGTGTGATGCCACCGTAGGAGCCCGTTGCCTGCCGGTACTGGAAGCGGTTGGTGTGAGCCCCGAGAGTGCCGAGATCCGTAATCGGAACCAGCAGTTGCTCCAGACCAAGGAGGTTGGTGCTCTTAGCGTTGTTCCCCTTGTAGATGTCGATGTTGAGCCGCTCTGCCATTGACAGCTCGGCAACGTCAACATGGTACTGGATGCGATCTGCGATCCTGGACGGCTCGCGGTTCTCTCGCATCTCCTGGTCGGAGATGGTGATGGCCGCGTTGTAGTTGGCAAGGGTGAACCTCGCCGCCTGCGGCCCCTTCATGGCTGCCGTGTTCAGCGTATCGTAGTACTGATAGCTGTCGACGGTCGTGTTCTTTGAATCGACGATCCGGACAGTGATGTCCGCTCCCCACGGCTCCACCTCTTTCTTGGCACCCAAGATCATGAGGATGGGGTTCGTGTTGAAGATCGTGTCTTCCGCCTTGTCACGGTTGTACCACCTCTCGATTGAGGTGGAATACAGCGTGTTGTAATTGGCGGTGCGTCTCGCAGCGGTAGCCATAAGTTATGTCCTCCTATGGTTGGCTACCGTGGCCTTGATCGCCTTCAAGCCCGTTGCTTGTCGATCTCTTCTTGAACGATCTCGGCCAGTGTCATCTTCGTCGTCGGGACAGTCCCGGCAGACGAAATGCTGGTCGAGGTCACTTGGGCGTCCCTGCGCGTCACGCTGTCCTGCTTCTTGGCAAGGACTTGGCGCTTCGACAGCAGATCTGGGCCTGCGACCGCGAAGTATGCTTGCTCCAAACTCTTGACGCCTGGGTTGGCGGTGAGGAACGAGAGGATCTCCTGTTGGTGAGCCTCGACGCCTCCGCTCCCGTTGGTCTGCGGGTACTTTGTCTTCAGATCCGACCACGCCTTGCCGACCTTCTCAGACTGCATCGCCTGAATGGCCTGCTCGCCCTGCCGCATCTTGGGGATGACCATTTCGTTGATCATCTCCCGAGCTACGTGCCTGACGATCTCAAGGTGCTCTGGATCAAACTGCGAGAGATCCGGTCCTGCGGGCACGGATGCTGTGGTGGCTGTCCCGTTGGCCTGTCCGTTCAGGCGTTGTGACTCAGCGATGACAGCCTCGCGGTATGCGGGGTCGCTCTCAAAGCGTTGCCACTTGTATGCCTGTGCAGCGGTGTCTCTCTGCTTTGTCTCGAATTCACGCCGCTCATCGGCCAAGGCCATGGTCTTCTTGCGATAGTCGGCATCGCGGAGATACCCGGCCTGTGCCTCGGCTTCACCTTCCGGTGTATTCGTATCTGGCGTTGGATCCTCTGCTGGGGGGTCGCCTTCGGGCTGCTGCTCCGGTTCCCCGGTCGGCAACAGTTCCCCTTGGCTCTCCAGCTGGGTTGTCTCTTCGCCAGTCAGATCATCGAACATGGTGGCGACGCTCCTTTACTTCTTGCCCTTGGGAGTCTTCTTGTCATGGAAGAAACCCGGGGGGATCTTGTTGACCACACCGCCACCGGCGTTCTTGGTCACCTGCTTCGAGCGGCTTTTGCCCGAAGTCGGCAGCTTGTGCTTCTTCATCGCATCATCTCCTGTGCCTACGGACCTTTTCCCTCAGTCGCTCGAGCGGTGAGGTCACCGTCTGCCCCCGTTCAGAAACGCTCTGCCCGGTCAGCTTCAGGTAGGATTGGAAATCTTCTTTGT